GACATGGGTGCTACATCAAAACAAATCCTTGAGGCAACACAACAATACATCTCTAAGGGTGAGATTGAATTCTGTGGAGATAGTCTTGACAGAGAGAAAGTTCGTGATATAATGATCGAACAGTTTGGTTTGAAATTTCCAGAAGTAGGAGCAGTATAATGGGTTTGACAGTTAGTGTTTATAGGAATACAGAGATTACAACTGATTGCACTATGAATGGTGTGACTAATCGGTTTACTAAATTATGTGTGACAAACGTAGATGGGCCTTTCGACCCTTCTGATGATTGCCCAGCTGTTAAATTAGTGAAAGGCAATCTGCCTGGCACTGTAAAGATTGTTCCAGAGGAACTAGAAGGTAAGTGGACTATGATGGGTGGCAACTATGCTGCGACTTCTGATTCACGTTTTAGTGAGGCATGTGAGGCAATCACTGGTTCACGGTTCTACGGTGCAGTTCCAGTACATGATCGTTTTGAAGGATAATTCAAAAAACTCTTGACTTGTTGTCAAAACAATGGTACTATGTAATAGTGATGATGAGGAGTGATTCGATATGACTTATGTGATGGAACAGAAATTGGTTGATGTGATTAATTCTCAACGTGCAGAAGCGATTGAGTTTTCCAAGAAGCCTGGATGTTGGATGGGTATGTATGTTGAACCCTCTGATATTGAGTATTGGTCTAAACGTGTTCCTTCTGGTACTCTAAAAGAGTTCAACCGCATGAATCTTGAGGAAGATGCATATTATTGTATTGCTGAAGCATACAGTAAATCGTATGCTCGTTGTTTTGATTTTGCATCCATGACAGATGCAGAGTTGGAATCAGAAATTAAGAATGCTTGCGACTCGATGGATCGTGAACGTAAGTTTGAAGAGGAATTAGAATTACAGAAACGTAAGGAAGAAGAAGAACTAGCGAAGTCGCTAGGGGTTGATATTGATACATTAAACCGCTGGATGAAGGAGGCTGCATAATGAATGAAGTGGTTCGTGATATTGAGGTTTTGGAAAACCTTGTGATTGCAATGAATGAGGGTGCGTCTGATGAGAAGTACGCCGCTCTTTGGGCAGTTGAGAAACTTCTTATTGAAAAGAAGGATTTGGTTCGTCAGTTTGAAGAGGAGTATGCAGATGATACGTCAAAAGTTGCAGCGTGAATTTGTGATTGATTTGACGGGCCCAGAGGGCAATGCATTTGCCCTTCTTGCCCATGCTGGTGGGTTGGCTAAACAACTTGATTTAGACTCCGATAAAATTATCAACGAAATGAAATCTGGTGACTATGAAAACCTTGTTCAAGTGTTCGATAAATACTTTGGCGACTACGTTATATTGGAGCGATAAATGACAGGAATCGAACACGCCATCTTAGCAACATCTCTTCTTGCGGCATTCTTTTATGTTGGCAAGTGGATGGGTAAAAAAGAAAAAGTTGAGGATATAGTTGAACACACTTTGAATATGCTTGAGAAAGGAAACTTTGTCAAAGTAAAAACTTGTAAAGAAAGTGGAGAAAAAGAACTAATACCACTTGACAAAGTGGTTTAGTTTTGGTAATATAATCATGTTGTTCGTGATTCGTGAGAAAGGTTTGTTATGAAATGACATACGGAACAATCGAAGAAGCTATCGGTGCTGCAAAAGTAATGTGCGCCGTGTTGGAAACCGTTGTCAAAATTACTGCCTGTGAAGGTGGGTACGAGTTATTTGGTACTGGTGATTTTGTGATGGAAGTAATAGAGTAAGGGTTTTAAATGAAACATTTAGTAACAGCAGTTGCATTTGGTTTGGCAGCATGTACACCAGCGTTTGGTGAGGTAGTGCAAGACCACTATAAGGATGTAACTAAAAGAGTGCCTTCCACATATCAATCGTGCGAAGTGGTTCAAGTTCCTATCTATGGGCAAGTCGGGCCTGGAGCGAGTGGAACTGATGTATTAACAGGTATGATTATTGGTGGCCTTATTGGTAAAGGTGCAACAGGAAAAGATAATGGTGCAGCTGCAGGCGCAGTACTTGGTGGTGTGATTGCTGCTGACAAGAAGAATAAAAAACAACAGATTGTTGGATATAGAGAACAACAAGTTTGTAAGGATGTGACAACCTACGAAGTGAGTACGCACAGTGTGTATAGTCACTCAACTGTTACGTTCAAACATGATGGGCGAACCTATTCCCTAAGATTTCAAAAATAGGTACAGTTGAGTTGATATCTGCCCTTAGCTCAGCTGGATTAGAGCAAGTGCCTTCTAAGCACTAGGTCGGGGGTTCGAGTCCCTCAGGGCAGGCCAATTTTTGAGGAAACTATGTATAGGAAAAAAATAGATAATGAAAAACCAAAGGGACTTGCCGTCCAAGTAAGAGGCGATGATCTTAATGGTGCTTTGCGTGTTCTTAAAAAGAAACTAATCAGAGAAGGTTTGTTTCAAGAACTACGAGAGCGTTCTTTCTATGAAAGTAGAGGAACGAAACGCAGAAAGGCGAAAGCGGCTGCAACTCGTAGGTACAAACGTAAGATGGAAAAACGCAAAGAAGAACTTGGCTACTAACTAGTATAGGTGATGATATGGCACGCAAAAACGTGCGAGTTGAAAACGACTCAACTCTTCCTAAAACACGAAAGCGCAGAAAACCAATGTCTGCTGAACAAAAGGCAGCAGCGGCAGAGCGTTTGCGTATCGCTCGTGAAAAACGAATGAAAGAAAACCCACCAGAATATAAGTCTATTCATCCAGACGTTCTTGCTCGCCCAGACAGTGATCCTTGGAATCACAAGAATGTGAAGAAGTGGATTAAGACACAGAAGGAACTTGCGTCTGCCGAACGCAGAAGCGCAAGGGCCAATGTTAAAGGTGCATTGGCGAAACAAATGATCCATGAGGGATATGTTCGCAACATGGAAACATATCTTAAAACTGGAACTTGGTTAGATATGTTTTGGGGCGAGTACCAAGAACACAAAACCAAAAGTATTTGTTTGGTGATGGCATATCATCCAGACGGTACACCAAAACGGAATATCGGGACTTGGTATCCTGATTTACAGACCGAATGGACTAGGGAAATGGAAGAGGAAACTCGTGGTGCCAAACGATAATGGAGAGGGAAAGGTAATACAATTCCCCAAGAAAAGTAAGTTGCCAAATGGTATCAAAGTTGATAATAAGGCACATGAGATTCGTGAGAATATTATCTATACAGAAAATCTATGTGAAGCTCTCATTGTGAACATGATACATAATATGGCAGAGAATGGGATGAACGTAGATGCTGAACCCTTTATTAGAGATACTTCCTTCTTGGTTGAGTTGGTTAAATCCACCATCTACAGGGATTTGGGCATGGTTCACCCTCTTCAAGAGTTTATTGACATGGTGACAAGTGTAAGTAAAGATGAAAACGGTATAGAATATGGAGTTGATCTAGAGTTTGTTACAGAACTCTCAAAGGAAGTTAGTGAAGAAGAATAACGCTGGTTTAGCTCAGTTGGTAGAGCAGGGGTTTTGTAAACCTCAGGCCGGGAGTTCGAGTCTCTCAACCAGCACCATTCTAAAATCTATTGACAACTAGTTCTTTTTAGGATACTATATAATACTATGAAAAAGGTGAATACATGATACTAGTTGATATGAACCAAGTCACAATCAGCAATCTTATGATGCAGATTGGTTCTAAAAGAAAAAATGATGTTGATGAAAATCTAGTTCGCCATATGGTTTTGAACTCTCTTAGAATGTATCGTTCTAGGTTTGGTGAAGAATATGGAGAACTTGTTCTTTGTTACGATAGCAAAAAGTATTGGAGAAGAGACTACTTCCCCAATTACAAGTCTAATCGTAAAAAAGACAGAGAAGCATCTGGATTAGATTGGAATCTAATCTTTGAAACACTCAACAACATTCGTGACGAAATCAGAGATAATTTCCCATACAAAGTTTTAGAAGTAGAAGGCGCAGAGGCTGACGATTGTATTGCTACTATTGTAGAATATGTTTCGACAACACCTAATGCTTTTGAAAAGGTGTTAATACTCTCAGGGGATAAAGACTTTATCCAATTGCAGAAACACTCTTTCGTAAAGCAGTACTCGCCTGTACTAAAGAAATTTGTGAATGGCCAAGACCCTCGTCTATATATTAAAGAGCATATATTGAAAGGTGATAGGAGTGATGGCATTCCAAACTTCTTATCATCAGACAATACCTTTGTTGAAGAACTGAGGCAAAAACCTCTTGCAAAAAAGAAACTGGAGACATGGGTTGACCTTGAACCAGAAGATTTTTGTACAGAGGAGATGATGAGAAATTATCAACGCAACAAAACTTTGATTGATTTGGATTGTATTCCAAGTGACTTGAAGGTGACTATTTTGGAAGAGTACCAGAAGCCACCAAAAGGTGAAAGATCAAAACTACTAAATTATTTTATACAAAAGAGGTTGAGAAACCTTATGAATGACATTGGAGACTTTTAATATGGCAGTACAAACGTACACCCCTCTACTTTCTGAGGTTCTAAAGAAAGTTCATAACGCAAAAACCAAGGATAAAAAAATCGAAATCCTACGAGAAAATGACCATGATTCTCTACGCATGGTTATCAAATCCTCATTTGATCCAAACATCGAATGGTTGATCCCAGAAGGAGATGTACCGTTCAAAGAAAATGAATCAGAAGAGGGTACAGAACATACAGTTTTGCGTAGGGAAGCAAAGAAACTGTATCGTTATATAAAGGGTGGTGATGATACACTGCCGCAATTTAAGCGTGAGAATATGTTTATTCAACTGCTTGAAGGATTGCACAAGTCTGAAGCTCAATTGATAATTGATGCCAAAGATAAGAAACTGCACCAAGTGTACAAAGGACTTTCTAAGGAAGTTGTTAAGGAAGCATTTGGTTGGAATGATGAATTTGTAAAACAATAGTAGGAGATAACATGAGTTTTGAATTCGATTTTACTAAAGAACATCTACAAGAAATCATTTCTGCTGATGCAGATGATTGGTATGATGCACTGTGTGAGCTGCTACCCAAATATGGCATCACAACAGAACGTAGAGTTGCACACTTCCTAAGTCAGTGCGCCCACGAATCTGGTGGATTTAAACGACTAGAAGAGAACTTAAACTATTCTGCAAAGGCACTACGTTCAGTCTTTGGACGTTACTTTGGCGAACCCCCAAAAGCAGACGCAGATGAGTATGCTCGTAATCCAGAGATGATTGCCAATCGTGTATACAACGATGAGTATCGTAAGTATAAGATGGGTAACACTGAAGAAGGTGACGGTTGGCGTTTTCGTGGCCGTGGATTGAAGCAGTTGACAGGCCGTGACAACTACACTCGTTTCGGTAAATCAGTTGATATGACAGCAGAAGAGGCGGCAGAGTATGTTGCAACTCCA